GTCTACAATTGTTTGTTGTAAAAGTTCATAGCTTTAAACTAGCCCTATCAGAGTTTAAAATGGAATTCGTAACTGAAGTGTGTTTATTCAGTAGTTTTATGTTGGCGTCCAGATTAGTTTATACTTATCGGGACGTGGTGTTCCCATTTGTGATGGGAAACACCATTTTGTCAACAATGATCACTTGGTTTTTCAGCAGTGCGTTGATGGTTTTGATTCGTCGATTGGTGATGAGTCAAATTTTCTTTGAAAAAATGGTTAATGTTGTTGCTGATACCGTGATGCCTATTGAAGAGGAAGAACCACCATTCAGTTATCGCGAATTTGCTCTGGACTATGCTGCAAATCATCCATACATAATAGCGGGTGGGTGTTTATCACCAGTAGCGATTTGGCTCTCTTTATATTGTTTTGTTAAAACAATGGAATTCGCATCTGGACTCGTTTGCAGTTTCTTTAAGAGTTTTTCTTATAGAATACGTGGTATACAAGTTTATTCATACAGATGTGAATCAGTTAGAGAGGGGTCAGATTTCTATCCCGTTCAAGAATATCCTAAGGGACAAGTGCCTATTTATAGAGTGGGTATGTTTAGTAATCATCATGTTGGTTTTGGAATTAGGTGTAGCCAATTTTTGGTTGCTCCAAAACATGTGATAAATGATACTGAAGGAAAGTGCCTACTTATGGATGTTAAAGGCAAAGGTGGAATAGTCATAGATCCAGTGGCATGTGATTCTTCATATGTCACCGATTTGTGTTATATACATCTCCCACTTGATATTTGGTCTAGATTAGGACATAGGAATATTTCCGTTGAAGCTAAAGATTTTAAGATAAAAGCTGTTAGTTGTACTGGGCTTGTTTCTGGAAAGAAGCAGGCATCTTCCGGAACTTTGAGTAAGGCACCAACGGTTGGTGTGCTACAGTATACTGGAAGCACATTGCCGGGTATGTCTGGAGCGCCGTATGTTAGCGAAGGAGTGGTTTATGGAATTCACTCAGGTGCAGCGGCTGATTACAATGTTGGTTATTCCATAATTGTGATTGAGAAAGACATAGCTGGAATGACAATAGTTGATGCCGAGGGAAGGAAGAGAAAAGGAGTGCGCATTGATGCGCAAGACTACTTACCAGGTGAGAATACTGCAAAGAATTTCTCAGCGACAGCTGTTAGTAAGAAATCTGATTGGACGGAAAAAGATCTAGTTGATTTAAGGGCCCGCAAAGCTGCCGGAAGTTGGGCAGCCATTATGGAGTTTGATGAATATTTGCAAGCCGAAAATAGGAGAGTTGAAGAAGACCAGGGTAGAAGTGTAAATTTGTTTGAAGCTTCACCTTCAGTGACGATAGGGAACTTGCAAAAAGGTTCTCCAGTCATAGTAACTGGTCATTCATCGACTAAACGGATGGTTGAGTTGTCTCTTGACACACAAGACCTACGTTATGCGGTTGTAGGTGATGCTCTGAAGAATGTTAATGATCGCGTTAGCAAATTGGAGCAACAAATGATTCAAGTTTTAGGTAAATTACCTAAAATTAGTCAAGAATCGTCCAAAACGGAAAAGCCGGTTTTTCGGAAAGCACAGGAGCAGAAGATCGCTCCTGTGAGGACGGCGGTTACTACAGTGAAAGAAGTTGTTCAATCAAAGGGTGCGCAAGCACCTGTAGTAAATGTCGTGGATATGAAGAAAAAACCGAAAATGAGGAAGAATGTGATGCTAGTCCATCTCTGGATGAAGTTTCTGGGGGGCAAGACTTTGACGTTGGAGGAGGCTCATCTCCTCACGAAGAAAAAGTTCGACGTTGCCAACAAGAAGTGTCCAGGTTGGGCCTCTCAACTCATTATGAGATTGAGGGCATCTACAAACAAGTCTACGTAGATAATAATGTACCTCTAGACTTCCCTTGGCCAGGTAATGTTGATGATTTCAAGGAAAGAGCCCAGCAATATGGGTGGCCAGAAGTTGGTCATCTTGCTGAATTGGAATCATTAGCCTGGCATACGAAACAAGGAGAAGGATTGAGGGAAGATCTACCGTCTCTTCCTGTTTACCGGTATGTTATCAATTCTGTTGTGGAACAACTGCAACCTGCAAAAACGCAGTTGCCGAATGATTTCCTCCAGTTTACGCATTATGCGAGAGTCGTTCAAGAGAGTTTAAATTGGAACTCTTCGCCTGGTTTCCCTTATTATTATAATTATGCCAATAATGGCCAATTCTTTGGAGTTAAGGAAGGTGTTGTAGATCAGCACCGTCTTTTGGAGGTTTGGCCTTTGGTAGAGGAGAGAATAAAGAATAAAACCTGCGACCCTATAAGATTGTTTGTGAAGCAAGAAGCTCACAAATTGTCAAAAATTAGAGATCGTAGGTGGCGTCTGATTAGTTCAGTTTCTGTTATTGATCAGATAATAGATCAAATGTTATTCTCGGTTCAAAACCAGGCTATGGTCGACTCTTGGTTCCAAACACCTCTAAAAGTTGGTTGGACGCCCTTTGTAGGCGGTTGGAGGTTGGTGCCAAAAGCTAATGTGGTAGCATTGGATAAAACATCGTGGGATTGGACTGT